GCCTCTCTATGGGCAGTCGGTGATAAACAATATCGCCCAGTAGTTGCAGATGCCTACCAACATGACCCAACAAATACAGGCAATGACTTAGCAAACGAAATGGACGATAAAATAAAAAACGCTCCTCCAACACAGGACGGCAATCCTGCACCAATCGGCGATCCAAGATACACTCAGCCACCACAACAAGATCAAAGAACAAATGACCGTACTTGGAACGATGACCCTTCAACTGTAACTGGTGATTCAACTCCTACAACAGACCCGACCACAGGTCAACCAACAGGCGGTCAATCTATTAGCTTACAGTTCCCAATCTTTTGTGAATGGGCTCATTCAATGTGTAAATGGTATGACGATTGGAAAGCATCAGATAAAGTCTATAAAGATCACATGACAAAAACAGAAGAACACCAAACACAAGAAAAAGGTTTTTGGCAAAGTGTCAATGATTGGTTTGATTGGACAAAAGATAATGATGATCTAGAAATGATGAACCTGAACAAGTTAACGAGTTACCTTTACCAGAGCTACAAACAAATACTTTTACAGCTACACCTGGTTGTCCTGAACCGATACCCATTCAAGTAAAAATTGGTGTCGAAGGCACTGCATATATTAGCTATGAACCAATTTGCCAATTTGCCTCTAAATGGTCTTTTGTAGTTCCTCTCATTTGTTTTCTATCGGGTGCAATGATCATTGTTGGCGTTGGTCGTAAAGGTGAGGATTCAGAAATATGAGTTTAAAGGCAATTCTAGTTTCAGTTGCAGATGTAACGCTATCAAAGCTAGGAAAATCAGTTTTAAAAGGTTTAGGACTTGGCATGTTCTCCAGTGCTGTAGTTCTTACCCTATTTAATCAACTTATCTCATACGCTCAAACTGAATGGTCTAAACAATCTGTCGATGTTTTGCAGATTCTCGCACTAGGAAATATTGATTACGGTTTATCAATCATAGTCGGTGCATGTGTTCTAAAAATTACTTTGATGATCAATAAAATATCAATTGGAAAGGTATCAAGTTAATGGCTATTTATTTAATTGTTGGTCAACCAAGACACGGTAAAAGCCAATTTGCAGCAAAAATGGCTTATGACTATCATGAAAAAATATCGAAATACAGAAGCGTATAGATTCAGGCAAATTCAATCCTCAAACAGATATTGTTAGAGAAATCTATTCAGATATTGAGGGACACGCTGAAAAGTGCGATTTTGTAAAACCTGCTCCGAAAGACTGGCGAGATGTTCCACCTGATTCCATTATATTCATGGACGAAATACACAAGCGTCCTGAATATTGCGACAATGATGGAAAAATGTCACAGAATCCCATGATTGTTGATTTAACAACTCATGGACACCATAACAAAGATATCATTTTAATGACGCAAGACCCTGAAAGATTAAATAAGGGTATCCGTAAACTTGTTGAAAAAATGTATTTAGTTAAACGTCCAATACAAAAACCACCATTTGCAACTATCTATGAATTTGAACGTTGGTTACGTGACCCTTGGCAAGCTGCCGCTTCAACTCGTTCAGTAAATTACCAAGATAGCTACAAGTTTTTTATAAGAAAAAATGGCAAGATATGTACACAAGTGCATCCGCACATACTTCTATACAATTCAAAATACAAAGTAAATTCATCTATGCGATTATTGCCATTATTGTTTTAATGTCTCTTTCTTGGGTTTTATTCACAAAATCAGGCGGTGACAAATTAGCACGTAATGCAATCGGCGGAATAACAGGACAAAAACCTACTGAAGAAAATAAAACTCAAACTCCTAATGAACAAGCTGTCTCCAGTGGCTTAGAAAATTTAGAAACAGAATGCAGAAAGGGCGTAAATGTAGAAAAACCTGAATGTGTAAAATGGTTTAATGAACTAACAAAAAATGGTGCTTCTGTTTCCACTGGAGACAATAGACAAACAACTGTTTTATATAATCCGAATCAGCCTTACGACAATGAAATACAAAAACAGGTTTCTTATGAAGTAACCGCAAAGCCTGTATTTAGTGGCTGTATGAAACAGGTTCTAAATATCAAGCTTATACGCAACAAGGAACAAAACTTGACGTTTCACAAGCCGACTGTGAAAAGCTCATTCAGAACAATGACAGACCGTTCAACTATTTTGTTCAACACCAAAACCAACAGAGCCAACGGAGTGTTGGCGAACAACCGCAAGAAAACCTTGCAACTTCTTCCCTCTGATTACAAGCTTCAATTGGGAAATAAACGGGATTAACCGAGCTACGCTCGCCGACAGGATTGGCAAATGACAGAATTTCACCAAAGAATTTTAGCTAAACAAGAACTAAAACTTAGATTTTATGTAGGTTATGTTTTGGGTTTAATAACTGGCGGTATGACTATTGGAATTTTTGGATGATGTCCAGATATTTCTAGCTGAGATTTCGCATAATGTGTACGAAGATTATGTTATATAGCTGATTTGTAATTATATTTTTCAAATACAAATCAGCGTTATTTAACATCAATCTTCATTATGCGAATATCGAAGCGGTTTGCAGTGGGGCGGAGCGAGGGCACGCAGCTCGACCACTGCAAACCGTCCAGTAATTTATTATTTTTAATCCACACAATTAATCTGCTTTTTTTATTTCTTCAATATATTTTGTTACATCTTTCGATGTTATTTCTTTCAAGTGCTTGTAAATCAAAGCATTAATTACGTCAGCTTCTTCAATTCTTTGTTTTGTTTCAATAATAAAGTCTAGCGATTTCTCCTTAATAGACTCAACGAATTCGCCCCTAATCCTATAAGTTTTTGATAAGTCTGATTTTTCATGTGATCTCCTAACAATGTTTCACGCAACATATTTATTGTGTCACACGTTGCTTTGTTATGTGCAATTCTGTTATATTTCTGTCAAATTGTTGCGTGTGATGGTGTTGCATGGAAGTTCAATTATCATTCAGGTCTAAATCTGAATTTGTTCAAGCTGCTTTCGATCAAGTAGCTAAAATTGTCTCAGATCATGCTCAACCATGTCTTGAATCTTTAACGCCTGCTATCTCTGCTGAAAAGTGTTTATTTCATCTTGCTTTAGTTGCTCACGACTGGTCTTATGATTCCTCAAAAATTGATGCTTATGCTGAACTCTACAAGCAATCTAATTTTGAATTAATTGAAGCTTTTGGAGAGTAACAATGCAAAATCTATTAGCTCAAATCCAAAATCTTGATAACTCAAACCTATCTCTTTCTGAAATATTCGAACAACAAAAAGCCATTCATGATGACATTTTTGCACATACCGCTTTTGGTGACGTTTCTTTATCAGATGGTGAAACTTTAAAAAATCTACTTAATGGCATTGTAAAAAATAAACTCGATGCTGTAGATCAATTGGTCAACTCAAAATCTTCTTCTTCAAAATCAGATTCTTCTATTCAAGAAATATTTGCTCAAAAAGTAGCCAATACTGTGTTAAATACGGCAGAAAGCACCCCTTTTTATAATATAGGGGTAGCGGATAGTAGCTATTCTCATGAAGAAACGTTCAATACATTTGAATCTTATGCTTTTCCAAGAAATCTTGATAATTACAATTTAATTTCAACACCGCAGGGCGTTGTTCCAGTCCTTAAGGCTGCTCCAGTAGATGGTTCTCCTTGTGGTCTTGATTGGGTTACTTTTAGCTTTTGCCAAACAACTTTAGGCGATAAATGCGCTGGTCTAAAACCTGAGCATGTAGATGATGCAGTCGGCGAAGCTATTGAAACTTACCTTGATCAAATCCTTTTTGAAATCTTCGGTTTTGGTATTGCTCAAAAACGTGCAAAGGGCATGCACTTCAACAAATATGGCTATGATTTACAGGACAATTTAGGTCTAATCCTCTACGGTCACAATAACAAACGAATCACTGTACAAATCAATGGTACTGGTTGCGCTTTAGCTCGTAAGGGTTGGAATGAGCAGTTATACAAGTTCTTAAAAGTACAAGCTATTTCCCCAAAACTAAACCGTGTAGATATTGCTTTTGATGACTTCGAATCGGAATGGGTTTCCGTTGATCTTGCTGACGAATGGGATTCCCAAGATTTATTTTGGTGCGGTGGTCGTAATTCTGAAATCAATAAACTCGGTGACTGGAAACGTATCAACGGCAAGGGAAGAACTCTAACTATTGGCAACCGTTCAAGCTCTAAATTTCTTCGTTTCTACGAGCGCGGAAAAAAAGAGGGTGACTCTTTAAGTCTTTGGACTCGTGCAGAACTAGAGCTTAAATCTACTGATCGCTACTTGCCATTAGATATTCTTTTATCTCCAAGTACATATTTTAAAGGTGCTTATCCTGCACTTGAAATCCTTATGAATCAGCTCAATGATTTTGTAGCACCTGAAAAATGTGAACTCATTGAAAAACAAGCAAACATCAATGTAGATAAAGCTCTTGATATTGTCAAAGTTCAATTTGGCAAATATATACGCCAGTTCAGAAAATTCATTAGTGATTCTGATCTTCTCAATCTGATTTCATCAGACAAGGACGTAGTTCCAAAACGCCTTAACTTTTCACATGCTGCCGTTATGCAAGCTTTACGCATTGGTCAGCCGATTCAAAACAAAACTATCACTGAAACACCTTTATTTGAGGGTGTTCCTTTTCTTACATCAAACGAATTTTTTTATGAGGGTTTAACTCATGCAATTTAAATCAACAATGGTTGTACTCGGTGCAAAAAGCTCTATAGGAGAATACAACGGTCGTCCCTTTGATTTTACCGTAATTTTTTATAAAGCCGATTTGCAAGATGGTGACAACTTCGTAGGCGAGGTTGGTGAGCAAATTAAGTGGGGTCTTTCTTCTAATTTTCAAAAAATTAAAGACTTGGATTTCCCTCTTGTCGCTGACGTAACTATGGAGCAAGTTTCGAATGGCAAAAGTTCAACTTTAGTTTTGCTTGACCTTGTTCCGCAAAAACAACGCAACCAAAGCCAATGGGTCAAGGTTAAGGAATTTAAGAAATGGCACTGGTCTGCAATCAACTCGACTCAACTACAAATCAGTGCCTTGAATGGGTAGAAATGCCCACTTTGTTGCCGAAGCTCACACTAATAGAGGGTAATACCATCGGCTTTGCTTGTCTAATGGTGTTCGCAACGGTTTTTGTAATCAAAAAGTGCATCAAAGCACTACATTAAAAAGGACTCCATCATGGACAATTTAACTCAAGACCAAGTAAACCAAGCAATGAATCAAACTTACGGCAACCGTAAAAATTTCATGGCTGCTGTTAAAAAATATGGCTTCGGTGTTGCCGTATCTGCTGCGCTTATGAGCAATGCCAATGCTGCACCTATTGACGTAACAGCAGTAGTCGGAACGATTACAGATGGCGTGACTACAGTTAGCGCAATCGGCTTAGCTGTGCTTTCTCTTGTTGTTGTGATCAAAGTATTCAAATGGGCACGATCAGCAATGTAATAAACAGTGCCCTCTACTGAGGGCATTTCTTTTTAACTGGGTGAAATATGGACATAGAAAGTTTAGGGGCATATATATGCATAATCATGTGGCTAATAGTGGGAGCAAGGCTCTTTTAATTTCTTTTTTATCTATATTTCTTTTATTAACATTAAGTCAATTATCACACGCTGCTGATAATGACGACTGGTGGTTACAACGTCAAATACAACTACAACAAAACAGAGAAGACTACGCTAGACGTGTCTACGGCTCAGCTAGACATACATACGACACTGTAGACCCAATAACTTCAATCACCGACTGCCCATAGAGAGGCTG